ACTGGGAATGGGATCAAATCCCCTTTTAAGGAGACAACATGTTAGAAAAACCACCATATTCAAAAATTAGTTACCCATCAACTCCAACCAAGATGGGCAAAAATGGCTTTGTAGAATTTAAGTGGGAGTCTGGCGCTGACGTGCAAGCCCTTTGGCGCAAGCATGGCTGGACGCCGCCGTCTGAACACTTGCCACCCCCACCGCCAGAGCGTGAGCGCCTTGTGGATGTACCACTTAGGAGAGTGCGTTAAATGCCGCGCCCCAAACCACCTGAACCCCTACTAGGCCGACAAGTCCGAATGTCAGATAGACACTGGATGATCTTGCAAGAACTTGGCGGCGCTGAATGGCTGCGCAAGCAACTGGACAAGAACGCCAAGATGCCGGCCAAGTATTACCGCCTTGAACTGGACGCGCCGTCTAAAAAGGAAACTAATGATTAAGGAAAACACATGAGTTATATCGTGGCATCACTGCCGCCCATTAAATGTTTTGTAAAACGTGAGTTTTTATACAACGATCAAAAAGGCCACGGGGAATTAGAGCCAGCAGTGTGGGTAAGCCTTAAAGCCTTGCGTGGCCAAGTATTCCGAATTGAATCATTGTTGCCTGCGTATGGCGCCTTATACGACAAGTTGCCGATCCATGCTTATGTGTGGCACGCAGAAGCTGGCAATCTGCCAATTGACACCCTGCAATTGTGGGATTGCATGGGCTACAGATTTACCATAGTTGAAAAGATTGGTTTGCGCAACCTGGGCGTAAAGTTTCGAGGCAAAGACAAAGAATGGCACTTTGGCCGCTACTTGTTTACGGTGGACTTCTGCGCTGACGGCATGGATGTAGACACGGGGTTTACTGAGCAGGCCGAAGAACACAAGTCTTTTAATTGGATTGCGCTGGACAACGGCCAGTTTGCCTGCCAACCAAATAACCGATGTTTGTGGTATGACCAGAGCTTAATCCCTGCTGAAACAAAGTTACCTGATTTTCAAGCTGCGCGGCGGTTGTGGACGGTGGACGGCACGCGCAAGTGGTCTGCGGGTGATGATTGGTTTTACGACATCAAGGAAAAAAGCACATGACTAACTCACCAGACTTTCAGACATGGAGCCAAGCCAACTTGGTCAAGTTTGCGCAAGAAGCCTATGCCAAGTTGTGCGAACAGGACGACCGCATCCAGATGCTGCAATGCGATCTGAAGACCGCTATTGAGGCTTACAGGGCGTTAACTAAGGAATAGGCGGCGCTCGTCTATGCGGCGGGTTTGCAAGCCTCTGAGGACTTTGCCTGCCGCCATGCAATACTTCAGAAGTTCTTCGGCTGCGCCTTCTTTGTCGCCCCGAAGCAACTTTTGACGAAGCGTCGAACGCTGTAGTGTTCCCAGACCGACATTAAAACTAAAAGACACAAGGCCATCAAACATCCCTTGTGTAAGAGGGACAGGGCAGAAGCGCTCCACCCCACGCTCAAAACGGTCAAGATCAGCCCTAAGAATTCCATCTACTTCTTCTTTCGTAAAAGTCCGATTGTCCTCAGAATGAAGCGCGTAAGCGCCCCTTTCAGCCAATAATATCTTGATTTGATTCGGATAAAGAACATGGCCAACTCCTATTGTCCACAGCTTTGCTGGGCACTGGTAAGGTTTAAATCGAACACCCTCATGGTGCTTGATCATCTCAATGGCTTTGGGTGAGACGTTCATTTGCCAAACGCTCTGCCGCCAAAGTGGAAAGCAATGATCGACGCAAACAACGCCTGGGTTTCTGAGTCCCACAACATCTCGGCCAACTCTACAAAACTAACGCCATTGTGCCAGCCGTAGGCAAACAGGCCAACATCGACAAAAACTAGCAAGAAAAAGAAACCATAGGTAATGACAGGGCGAACGCTGGCGCGTAGGTTACGCATCCATTGGCTAGTGCCTTCGTTTAGGCTTTCATCGTGTGCGTAGATGGCCTGCATCTCAGCCTGTTGGGCGCCAATCAAAATTTGCTCGGTAGTGGCTGCGCTTTCGGTGGCCAGCTGCTCTGTGCGGATGTGTTCAATGCGCTCTTGGGCCTCAAAGCCAGCCTTGCGCAGTTCCAACTCGCGCTCAATTTGCATCCTAGCCAGCGCTAGTTCATGCAATTTGTCAGACCGATCTTGAAAAAAGTCCAACAGTTTGGGCAGGCCGCCCATTAAAAAAGAAATTAGGGTTGAGAGTAAAGTCAGCATTATCCTAGTCCAATCATTCCAAGAAGTTTATTTACAATTTTTCCCGCCAACTCGTCAGGTAAGTGAGGTAGCAGACCAACCACCAGATATGCCACATAAAGTTTAGCAAATATCTTAAAGAATTTGTCGGCTTGTTTTTGGTATTCATTCACCGCCCACACCTTGATCGGGCGCAGACCTCTGAAATTTCAGAAATGCCCCATCCTACTGCACCAATAAACATCACAATAATAACAATTGCAACTGCCCATTGCATTTGTTCAGCTTCAGCTTCTTTACGTTTCTTTTCGTCAGCCTTGGCTTGACGTGCTAGATGCGCGTCTTCAATGTCCATTTGCTGCTGGCGCTCTTTGATCTTCTGCCACACGTCTGCTCGGCCCGTGGCTTGGAATAAAAGCATCAATTCAGCCTCAAACCGTTTGGCCTCGTCCAAAACCATCTCGATTTGCAAAGCAACGCCAAGGTTTGATTTGTTGCCGGAGCGTTTAGCATCCACCATGGCTTTAGTCGCCTGGCTCTTGGCGTCAAACATCTTGGCGATCATGGGGGTCAGCCCCGCTAGATCATGGGCAACCTTACTGGCTTTTTTAACAAGTCCTATTGCTTGTTGTAAACCTTCAAGAGCCGTGATTGGATCAATCATTTTCTCTCAACCTTTTGCCACTCAAGGCATACTACTTTGCGGTTGTAGACGTCCCCTGTCCAAGCCCAACGCACGCAACGGTATTTATCTTTTTTCTTTTGACTTGACGATTCTGGTATTAGCATAAAAATTACCAATAACCATTTCATCCCCAAATCCAAACAAGGGTAAATGTACCCCAAACGATAAAGACAACAATAAAAGCCGCAACAATAAATGCTTCGGCCCAGTCTCTCATTTGTCTACTTTGCCGTCTAGCTTGTCAAAAATCTTGCCAAGCATGTCTTTAATCTCACGCATGTCAGCGCGGTAATCGTCCCTTGCCACATAGTTAACTGGCATCGCCCGAACGTCGCCATCAAGCCTGTCAATGGCCTGATAGATGCGGTTAAGTGTCCAGCCACCAAAAAAGCCTGCTGCCGCCACAGAAATGTTAAACAGCACTTGGTAGTCCATTACTTCATGCCTGTTCCACGAAAGTCAATCTTGACTGGCTTGTTTGCCAATGCGTTTTTGTTGGCAGGCGCCATAGCGTTTGGCTGTTTAAGCGCTTCTTTAACTTTGCCTTTAACTTCCATGGTGCGAACAGCTTCGGCAGCTGGTTTAGCGCCTGGGAACCTTAATGATTGCAAAGCCTCAAGGCCACGCAAAACGGCGCCAGAAGTGTTGCTGTAATTTACGGCGCCAGGCTCTTTGACCAATACATCTTTAACAGCATCGCGCAAGTCCATAATCTCATCGCGCCCTTTTTTGCCAAACATGTAAACCAGTTTGTCTTCGGCATCAAGTTGATTGACAAGGGTGTTAAGGTTTCTAAAAGACGGTTGATCGCTTTTAATCAACATGTCTTTCATGTGCTGAATAGTTTGGCCTTTTAATTCTGCATAAGCCTGCTCACCTTCTTTGCCGCCTTTTTTAAGCAACTTTGTAACTGTGCGCATTTCTTCTAGTGAACCGTCAAGCACCACATATTTAAACACGTCATCAAGCGCCACTTGGCGGTCAGCGTAGCCGGCCTTTGTGCCAAGCAACTTGTCCACACGTCTGACATCTTCAAACTCTTTGGCCAATTGCGCTCTGGCTGCCCTTGCTTTTTGGTACAACTCACCGCCAGCACCCTCACCCATCTGGGTAATGATGTTTTTCATTTCTGGTGCGCTTGCAGAACCTTTAACTTTACCAATTTGTTGGTAAATATCTTCTAATGCTCGAACCGTAATAGTGCCAGTTTTGCCAGGATCATTCATTGCCAATGATTCAGCAACAGAATCTAAAATTGGATCTAGTGTCTTGCGAGCCGTTGGCGTTTTAGTGTTGATATAGTCAAGCAAACTTTGATATGGAACTTGTTGCAAAGTCTCACCAGCGTTATCTGCTTGCGCATACAACGATTTGTATATGTCATATTTTTTGGTGTATTCGTCATTAAGCGCTTTGTCAACAATCTTCCCAACCGCACGCATCTGAGTTGGATCGGCCACTTCGGCGCCCACCTCATTAGTCATGCGCTCAAAGTTCTGCACAATGGCTTTTTGTTGGTTTGCCTTAAAACCGCCCATTTGCTCGGCCAATTTGGTTTTGGCTTCTTCAGTAATGCCAGTCACTACACCTCGGCCAACTTCTGACTCAAACTGCTGTTGTGCCAAGTTCTTGGTGCGCTCACCAGCTGTTGCAGGAATGTTAAGACGGCTTAAGCGCTCTTGGCGCCTTAAGGCTTCATCAGTGGTGGCAGCGCCCATGCCCACCATGGCAGGCTGTTGTTCGCGTGTCATCACGTTGGCCAACGCATTTTGCACTGGCACTGTTACTTGTCTTGCAATAGGACGGGCAAGAACATTAGCTTGCGTTGCAACAGCAGGCGCCAAAGCGTTAATAGTTGAGCCAGTTGCGCCAAGCGTTGGTGGCAGAGCGCTAGTAACGGGTTGCAAGAACTCGCCCATAGCGCCCAAAGCCTCTCTGGCCGTTTGTGTGCGTGGCTGATATTGCACGGCCTTCATGGCTTCTTCGCCTGCGCGAATGCCTTCCTGAGTGCCGTATTTGCCACTGGCTAATGTGCCTGCAATGCCAACAAAAGGTGAAATAGCACTGCCGGCCAAGGTAGCGCCAACCGCAAATGGCGTTTCAATCACGCCCATAATGCGGTCACGCATAGACACTTCTGGTGGCTTAACACCAGTCACAACATTCTCAGCGCCTGGTATTGCAGTAGCCGCACTTAGCCCAATAGTCTTATAAAAGTCTATCTTGGGCATTTTTGCATAAAATTTTTCATGCAATGAGTCGGCCAGAGTAAGGTCTGGCACAGAGTCATATTGTGGATACTGTGCGCGGAATTCGGCAAGTGTGGCCATTATCTGCCTCCAGGCAATGTCAGCCCCAATGGATTGGTTGGCGTTGCGTTGGGTATACCGCCACCGCCTGCGGGAGCGTCACCACCGCCATAACTTTCAATGTATTTTCTGCCTTCTTTGCCAGTAGAAATTTTCATGCCTTCAATAGCACGTTCTCTGGCAGCGGCTTTTTGTGCAATTACTTTTTCCCCTTCGCCAACTAAAGGGAAAAACTCTTTAATTGTGTTAGATATTTCAGATGCGCCAAAAGCCGCGCCTGAAGTTTTGCGCAAATAAGCAGTAGCAAAAGCCAATTGCGCTTGTCCTAATTTTTGTTGCGCTGCGTTTGGGCCAATCAAACCAGTTGGGTCTGCATTAAATGTTGATTGAATAACATTTCCAATATTTTCTCCAACACCAAAAGGAATCATTTGAGCAAGGCCAGTCAACAAACCTGGCACAACTGCATTTTTAACAGTGCCTGATTTTTCCAACTGTTTAATGGTGTTTTGTGCTTGTGCCATTGCACCACCAAACATGGCAGCATTGCTTTGGGCTTCAGTCATTGCAGTGCCTTTGCCCATCAATGGCGTACCAACCGCAGGGGCCGCGCTTGCGTTTGCTGATCCAACACGCTTGTCATGCCAGGGATAGCCTGAACGGCGGGCGCAGGAGCGCGAGCGCCTGGCATACCAGCGCCAGCCATTGGTGCGGCAGCTGGTGCAGCGCCACCCACCGTAACAGGAAAGGCTTGCAGGGTGCGCTTGTTGACACCCACAATTGAGCCGTCTTCAGCTTCTTTAAGTTCAAAGCCAGGGTTGGCTTGTTCCCATGCAAATTTTTGCCT